TTTCTGTTCGATTTAATGTTATTTAGCGTGACTATATTAAGTGCGCTCTGTGCAGGAATATTTATTCCTTCATCTGAAAGACTTGTATTTAACCCCAGCAATAATTGAGACAAGAAATTCCTAAGCTCGCTGTGCATACTTCCATCTGGGTTGGCTACTTGCATTTTATTAAGGTTAGGTGTTTTCATTATTGGAATATCCTGGTCACACCATTGGTGGCTACAAAACGCCCATTTCCCCAAAACCTAAATTGTGGTGTAAATTCATTGGCAATACCTTTTCCCCAGAAATTAATCCTGTTTTGTCGTTGGTTATTTGCAAGCAAGTCAACTCGGCTAAAGTTACTGAATGTTTGAGATCCATTTTTAGACATACAGAAATCCACGGACTGTAATGAATTTATTTCACCCTGTTCTATGGGGAAAGTTAGGTTATTAACAACAAACCGTGATGAATCAGGCATCCTTATTGTCTTGCATATTCTTATTCTTGGAATTTGTGCACCGTTATAATCCGTATATTTACTATTCATCTCATATAGGTTTCCATCACGGAAACTTACAAAATAATAACTATTGTTAAATGCCACTACGCGCTTGGCGATGTGGTAATTAAGGTTTTCATCGGTAACGCTAAAGAATTCTTTTGTTTTGAAATCATAGATATAACTAATGTTGTCTAGCGGATCAGGAAATGTCAGCTGATAAATTAAATGACCATCTTGTTTAAATAAAAAACCATATGAAAATGAGGGATTCTTAAGCTGCGCTAATTTAAAGTTAATCCCATCATTTGATATAGGGACAGCGTCTCCTCCCTCTGAAAACATGATGACAGGTCCCGATTTTTCATTAGCGGCAAGCCATACAATAAACTTATCACCCTGAGCAATCGTGGCTGCATTTAAAGCGCCATAATCAATATTAAATGTAGGGTCTAATTGATAAGGGAATAATTGAACACCCGTATTGTTCCAAATTTCTGTGACAATGCTTCCAAAGACCGCAAGGAAATTCCCTTTACTGGGAATAGGAACTGGACAAATTGGCAAGTCTGCCTTTGTTTCAAAAAGCGCCGTATGATTAGAATCATCGGGCCAACTTAATCCATTGTTGAAGTCCGACAAACGCCATTTGGCATTTTTTAAATCAACAGAAATAAAATAAGTTCCTTGGAAGGTTAAAAATCCAGGAAGAAAATTAATAGTAGCCACAGAAAAAACATCAGTAGAATAATTGTAAACATATATGTGCTGAAGATCGGATATGGCAATCTGTGTGGCATTATTTTCAGAAATAGAAATGTCTCCTGAAAATGTAGAAATACTCCCTATTTTCACAGGAGATATATTTGAATTACATTTATAAACACTATTTCCAACCACAAAAAACATGTGGTTAAACTTAACACTGGTATATATCCCGCGCCCTTCTTGTCCGTTAGAAATTATTGCCCGTTGTTTATAGCCAGCATAAGGCACTAAAAACTTATCAGACATAATCATATTAAATGTCTGTTCGGAGGATATTTTTGGATAACGCCCAAAATTCGTAGCACCAACAATGTCCAATGGGATTTCTTGCAAAGAGGGTGACAATGGTTTCATGGCCAGAACCCCCTTCCAAATGCTGCGTACGCCCAATTAATAATATAATCCCCATTTAATGAGGATTTTTTACTAACTGATAAATCAGGGGGAGATACGTCTGTAATATTTGCTTCATACTGCATTAACTTTTTTGCTGCCTGAGGCTGCATGCTAATGCTGTTGTTTGTGCAAAGGTATTCTGCTAAAGCGAACCTTAGATATTCAATGTAAAACGCATCTAATGTTAATGATAAATCTTGGTCAAGTGTGACACTGGCAAGTGAAAACTTTCCAACTATATTAATAGGATAAGTCTCAGCAGGTAACGGATAAAGATAAAGATTACATCCGCCTAGTGTTCTTTCAATGTGTGAAGAACCAGGTAGTGTGGTTAATCCATCAATTCGCGCATTTCCAAAATATTTTTTTCTCAAGGTTTTATCTAAAGAAAATCTAACCTGCTGCAAATTAAATGTAACAGTTTCGGGATAAATTAAATTAGGAATAAAATAAATTTCAGTTCCTATAATTGCTGGAAACGTCAAAAAACTAAAATAAGGAATTAATTTTTTATCAGCTGTTTTCATGGCGATTAACGCATTAAGCAATCGTAGCCCGATAACCATTTGGTTACCGGATACAATTTCTTCTTCTTCGGCCACTATGTCAGCTAAATAATAAGCTTCAGATATTAGCTCAGACGTTAAATAAGCCATTATTTAACCTTATAAGCTTTCTAAATACCCAGCGGTATATAGAGTTAATGCATCTGATCCGGACGTTGTAATGTAGTCGATAGATTGAGATGCATTGGTATTAAGCCATAGTTGTCCTGCGTTGGCCTTTGCCGCGACAGAGCCAGTAAGCTGCTGGTTAGTCGTAGATGCGCTTCCAGTAGGACGTAATAAAGCAGTATTTCCAGCGGTAGCAGGAGTCAATGCCCAGTTAATGATAGCTACTTGCGAACTAGGTGGAATAGCAGTCGCTAAACTAACAGCACTATACGTACTTGCATGTCCTGCAGCATTTAATGAAGTAAATACGGCGTCCCAAAAAACAATAGGAGCGCCACGTGCGCCAAATGAATAAAACTTTAAAATATGCGATGAACCATCAGTTAATACCGACCCAATCCGGCGAATAGAGTCATATGCAAATGGCAATGTAGGTGCCGTATATGATAATGACAATAAAAATCCAGGGGACGCTTTATTGTTAGATGAACTAATTGCCCATATGGCATACCACGTAGAAGCGGCCAATGTACCGGTATCCAATCCATTTAATCCGTTAACGGCCGTATTAATAATGCTAGTTGTCGTATTTACTACGATGTCATTTACATTAGTGGAATCACGTGCTGCGCCTGCACCAATATCAATCATGGTATTAGGTGTAGTTGAATCGTTAGTGATAGTAAATCCATTAATATATAAATTAGGTGATTGACCACCTGGGAACTGAGTAGAAATTGTCATAAATACCTCTGTGATTCCTATTAAGTCCCTCCTTTTTTAAAGGAGGGTATATTTTTATGAGTAAGCAGGGAAAAGAATACGCATTGACATATGAGGGATAATTGTTGCTGCCCAAATACAATCGTTTACATATCCTTTTTGATTTTGCCCGAACGCAGAACCGTAATAATTTCTTAACGAAATACCCGTGTCTTTGTCGGTAGAAACACCTGTCGCAAACGGAGATTGATCATCTAAACGTGGCATAGCCAGGAAGAATGATTTTCCGGTTGTGATAAGACCTGCACGATGGTCAGGGGCTGCTAATGCAGTCATGCCAATTGCAAGCGGCTTACTTAAGTTTTGGTTAATTCCAGGTTGGCTTACCAAAGCAGGGAAAACATTAACAGTAACGGTACCAGCAGTTGCATCAGCATTTGCAAGAACACGCAATTGCACAGGACAACGCGAAACTTGATGCCCAATGTAGGTCAGGTAATTAATTTTGTTGGTAGTGTTAAATTGAATTAAATCACCTGCTTTAAATGCACCAGCATTAGAAGTAACACCTGTAAAGGTCAACTGAGTAATGTTAGCGCCCGTAGGATCATTTGTTGCACTGAGAACCAAAGGATCTTGGTTATTTCCAGCGGTGCCAGAAATATGAATAGGCAATAAATTAGATTTGAAATAATTCGCTGAGCTGCCTTTATAAGTCCCTAAGTCCCAACTGTTGGCTATTTCTTCATTGCGGCTAGGCACAAATTGTGTCAAACCACTATTGATAATATCAGTGACGTTGATATCGTCGAAAAACACTTTTAGCGGTCCATCGACTGCACCAAAGTTACGGAAGTAAGCTTCCATCTTAGCTAATGCACCAAAACTATTTACTGGAGTAAAGCCGTCACCGTAAAAACGGAATGGACCACTTTCAGTATGGAGAGCACCGGTTGGAACAGATTGTCCATTCGAGTCAATGACATTCACTGGAACACCACTGATCGCATTTAATGCTACATTAGCTTCAATGGTGGCAGACAATTCTCTTAGACGAGAAAGGCCGAATTTATCTAGATATTGCTCAGCGTTAAAAATAAATTGCTGAGAAGTAAACGCTTGTGAAGAATTGGCTGCCTGATCACATTGGAGAGCCTGGACTTGTTGTTGTACATTTTGGAATTTAGCAATTAATCCATTCGCCGTCGTGGACCGCGTAGGAACTTCGATGCTAATCGTATCGCCTAAATTCGCTGTTTTATTTTCAAAATCTTTTAATTCATGGTTGGTTTCAGCAATAAAGCAATTTAAATTACTTAATACTTCAACGCCAGCATCAGTGTA